GGTACGGTAAAACTAAAATTCTCCATCCTGTGGGGTTGGGCATTCTGTCTAGAAGTGACCCGCCTATGGCTTCGGGGTCCAAAACTTTGACTGTTGGCTCTTTGTAAGCATCTCCGAGACTTGCGACGGCCTCTTTTACTCCAGTTAAATCAACTTTTGCGCTCTCAGTCATTGCTTCGCTCCTGTTTATCTAGCAGGCCCTTGAGTTCCTGTTCCACGTGATTCAGGGCTTCCATGTTACCCATAAGCTCACGATATTGCTCCATCGACGAAACGTTGCCAAACTGCATCAGGTCAACAACACCTTGTCTTCTGTCTTTTATAATGCGAAAAACAGCCTCCGCAACATATATCTCATCCATTCTTAGATATTCCCACCTTTTCTTATATGAGAGATCCTAAGATATTTTGAGAGTATATGCAATTATATATTAAACCACTTATATATTTTTTGTGTTTCTTCTTTACGGTGCTTCAAACCATTGTAACCGCCGTTCACCCTTTTGGTGATCGTCTTAATAGTTTCGTCATTGACACCTTCGTCACAAATATCCCACAATTTATTTCTGTGAAAGAACCAAATCGCACTTTCCATAGGAAATTTTGACGCCACTAGGTCAGGATCTTTCATTATTTCAGGTAAATCCATGTCCGCTGCAAACTGAGAGTAGTTATTTTTGCCAGTGCATTGCAAAAATCCACGGCCCCGCCACAAGTACCCCTGTCCATCATTGCCCATTCTACCGCCGTAAACTTTATCTGCTAAAGCTTGAGGGTTTCTGGCACATTTTTCGGCCTCACCCTCGGTTGGAAAGTATTTACCAAACACTTTAAGAATGGATTCTTTAGAATAGTTAAGGTTTTCCTCTACATAACGGAAAGTTCCGCTCTCATGCACCAACTGACCCAAAAAATGAGCACCACGCTCTGGATTTAATGCATAATGGTTACAAATGGCTTTCGCTGTGTTGGGTCCAAACGCACCATCCGGGTTTGAACCTATCTTTTCCTGTAATGTTTTAAGTGCTTCACTCATTAACAAACTCCTTTGACCCGCAGACACGTTCATATACCATGTCCGACGTATAACTTTCAGCCCATTTATTTTCCGTGAAAGTACAAAAGGCCCATAGATCGTTTACATCGGCGTTCAGAAGCTCAATAATGTCCTCTTGTGCCGACATTTGACCCTGTAAATGCTCAATATCATGCACGATGTTGCTGATATACCACACCAAACCAACTAATTGCACCGCCATAGCAAAAACTAAGGCTACTGGTATCTTTAAATCGCCCATAATTACCTCTTAAAGAATTTTTGTACGCCTCTTACACCAAAAGATGCAGAGATTGCTATGCCCAAGCTGTAGAAATACCAATCAGGGGCTTTGGATAGCTGTTCGAAACCTTTATCTACCCACCCCTCCGTGCCTGGAATAAAGGCCAAAACAAGCGGAATAGACAGAACAATTACAAACCATTCGTCTTTCCAACTCGATTGCGAGCCTTGAGCCATTATACGCTCCCAATCTGCAACAGAAGTCTCTTTACTGAGCATTATCTTTGCTTTTGCTTCTGCCTCTGTAAGTTTTAACTTTGCACTGGCGGCTTGTGCTTGTGACTTTGCATCAAGCCAACTGCCCGCCAGACCTGCAATGGGTCCAATAATAGATTGTAGCATCAGTTTTCCTCCATCTGAATACTTGTTTTCTTTGTTTCAGCTTTTGCAGAGTAGGCATTGAAACCCATGAAAGCCGCAACCACCCCGGAAGCAGCTATAACATATACACTTGCAATATCTGTGATAAGGCTCGCCGCCTTGTCAAAACCCAGAACACTAGCCAAAAGTATGATAAACGGGTAGATAAGCATTCCCGCTAACGCAAAACCTGTAAACCTACGTTCTGCATTACGCTTGAGATCACGATCAATCATCTCAAGCCTGCGATCCTCCAAAGCGATCTTATTCCACTCTGCTTTCTCAATAACACCATTGTTATTAAGATCAGCCTTTGCAAATTCAGTCATTTTAAGCTCCTCGCATATGCCACGGCAACTCGTTTATCACGGGTTATTATAACAACTCTTCCGTTTTTGTCATATATTATGTATTTTCCACGCCGCTCAACTAATATCACCGTTTTATTTCAATACATACCACCTTGGAGTTCTGGTTTGTAACAAGAACCTTTGCATCTTTTTGAGCCTCTTTGCAGGCTTCTTCACTTGAATAACTTCCGACATGATAGTGATCAAAACTTCCGCTAATTACTTGTAGCCACAACAATACCCACATTACCAACGCCCCTGCCATTTGCCCAAATAGTAGAAAATAACAAATAAAATGCCGCCACTTATTACAAATATTGTAGCTCCTATAGCAAAATTTATGATGGCATCTATCTGTTCCTGCTTGCGGTACAACTCTTGTTTTCTTTTGCGACGCATTTCTGCCTCAATCGCCAAGACTTCTTTCCAGGCACTTGGGCCATACGTCCAGGATATATGATCCTTGATCTCCGCCCGCATTTGTTCCATTTTCTTTTTGTTTGCAAAGATCTCCAAAGCGGTCTCTTCGTCAGACCCCTTGAACGTCTTTTTCCAAAACGGAGGGTTTTTCTCACGCTCCTCAAGATTAGAAAAATCAGAAAAAGCTTTGCCCCATTGGGACAAAGTTCCTGTCATATCTTGTAAATCCTTGCCCGTAGAAATAGCCGCACGGATCGTCTTATACGCCCCTGTTGCTAGAGCAACGCAACTAACTGGATCCATATGGGTTAGACACCCATGTGTGTCGTGCCCTTAATAGCTGCGCCAGTGCCACGAGTTTTCACCTTTTTATAGGTGTCACCCGCCATCGGAGGTGTTTTAGGCTTTCCGACTGTCTCAGGCTTGGGAGCTTTTGTAGGCGTGTTTACTACAATTTTTACCTTGGACATTTTATTTTCCCCTCTGTTTAAGTAGTTCTCTTTGCATTGCACTATTAATTCGAGCCGCGGTTTGAGCCTCTTGGCTCGCCAACCGCTTATCAAACTGCTCGCTACGCATCTGCTGATTCTGCGCGTCAAGCTGCAATTTCTGTTGGTCCAGTTGAGCATCTGATTGCTCTGACTGTGCCCGTATCTGTAACTCCTGCTCTTTTAACTTTACAAGCGGATCCGGCTGATTTGCACCAGAGACTTGTGCTGACAAAGCTTTTGCCTGCTGCATACCCTCTGCCACAAACTGTGCAACCAATGCCTCAAATTGTAAATCCTGCTGATCTGCATCCATAGGACCCATTTGTGACATCTGTGCCATGGCCTGTTCCTGCGCCGCTATCTTCACATGTTCCATGACGTGCTTTTGCATACTCAAGGCAACAGGCGGCATCTGAGCAACCATCGGACTTGCCCCAAATACCAAGTGAGACATAATATGCGCCTGATGATTCTGACCCTGAAATGCATACAACTTCATGTTATCCAATGCGTTGATATTCTCCTGTGCGGGGTCCGTGGGCAACGGCTCCTCGTCCGGCATCGATTTTAATATCCTGTCGGTATCTGTTACACCCAACGCCTCATACATATCTCTAAACACCTCGTGCATATTATGCATCTCCGGCGCTTGAGCCGCCAACTGTAACTTAGTTTGAGCTAACGCAATCCGCTGCGCCTGACTAAATACATTCGGATTAGAAACAGGGATAACATCCACACGGTCATCAAAGTCACTCGCCATGACCGCCTGATCACTGCCCGCGATACTATACGGATATTCCTGCGGTAAACTCTCTGACATAACCCGCGCAAGGATCTTAAACTCCTGCCTCATCGCATAGTGCAACCTTTTATGCACAGCACTCATGACCCGCGAACCCTGCTCCAACATAGCTATCGTCGTGCCAACAGCAGCTTGCTGATTACCGTCGCCAACCTTCATATCTGTAATGGTCGCGAACCGCTGACCCGCCTGTACGACAAAACCTAACAAATTAAACAGAGTCTGGTCGGGACCCTTAAACGGCAACGGCATGAGGCTATCCCGAATAGCCCCACCCGGAGCGTCCACGTCACGGAACTCCCCAGGCTGAAGAGGATCGTCATCATCTCTGATACGAAGTCCGCGAGCTTTGAAACCCGCAGGGAGGTTTGACAACGTACCCGCATCGATCAACTGCCTCAGTGCCGCCGTGGCTGACCTCGATAGGCCGCCAATCGTGTGAATCAAACCCAATCCGTAGAAACCAAAACCCGGCAAAAACTTGTAATGCACAAAGTAGTTGATCTTCTTACGCATTTCGTCTTCTTCACGATAATTCCGCCGAATAGACAGTATCTGCCCGTTATCCTGCGAAATCGTCACCACATATGGCAATTTAATGCCCGTTGGCTCGCCATCCTGTCCTACGTCCTCAAACCCCTCTAGGTCCAGATCAACGTGGCATTCCAACAAAGTACAGTCATAATCTATCTGTGAAGGCTCTACACCCTCTAT